AAACTGATCGACTGGCGGGACATTTGCTGGCGCTCTCAGCGTCTGGGCTTCCGCTTGACGTTGAGTCTGGTCTCTTTCCCACTTACGTTGCTCTCTTGCAAGTCTTTTGCCGATTGCTGCATCAAGTTCTTCTTGGGTAAAAACCCTAGATGGCTCTTTTGCTTCTTCAGCGACTTCCGGCGTTTGAGTTGCTTCCTGAGTGGCCGTCACTTCTGGAGCTGGCGCGGAGTCTACTTCCGCTAAGGTTTGTTGGACTTCTTCAGTCATTTTTGAATCTCAATGATTCCCTGGTGATCGCACCAGTACGGTTTTTACAATCTTACACCAATTACGAATAATAACTAATGTTCAAAATTGCGCTTGCTGATTGTTGAATAAAACGAATTTTGGTTAAGTCGCCATCATATTGAAACGGCACACCTACTGCAATAGGCATACCAACAGTAGCGCTAGGAGCGGTGCCGTCATCGCGCCAACGCACGGGAGCGCCTTCAGCCACAATCAAAGCCAACACGGGCTTTGCGTTTAAACCCTCCGGCGACTTGATTGGCACTGTCAAAGCAGTGGATGCGGTCAAATCTGTGATCTGTTGGTAGCCGAAACAAGTCGTAACGGCTTTAAGGTTCATGGTCATGTCAAAATCTCCGAGGTTGTGTAAACGATCTTATGATAATTGGCGGTTCATAAGTTGCATAAGGCGGCGATATGCTGAAATCCCATCCATCATTGTTGCCTGCGTCAATGTTTTCATAATCAGCATAAGCAGTCCAAGACGCGCCGCCTGTAGCGTTTGAATCCTGAATGGTCAAATCCGATACGGTTACTGTGCCACTAGCCTTTGATATTGTAGCTTGACTGCCTGGCGTTGTTGACTGAAGATATTTAACGTTTGAGCTGTTAGCAACAAAGCTGCCGACTGTAGATGTCACGCCAGACTTAAGCTGTAGCGTGCCATTGGTCAGTGTTAGTGTTTTTGCTGAACCAAGCGTCAAGGCGTCTTGCATTGCCCACGTTCCACCGATTCCGTTAAAAGTGACGGGGAAATCTAGCGTTTGACCAGCAGTAGTAATTGTTTTTGTGCCTGATGTAGCTGCAAAGGTGGTTATTGCGGCCCCAGCAGCACTTAATGTCATGCCACTTGATAATGTTAAATTTCCGTAAATAAACCTACCATTTGCATTTAAATTGCCCGTAAATCCAGAAAAATCTAAGTTTTTTATTACGCTATTTCCAGTTGTTGTAATACTATCTGTACCAGCAGAAATATTAAAAGACGGCGCGTTTGTTTCTGTGCCACCCGCCGTAGAGCCAGAACTAATTGTCCTTGTCCCCGTAGTGCCTACGCCAGTTACGTTTACTGTTGGTGTGCCTGTGTAACTGAAGTTTGTAGCTGTCGCCAGTGACCAAATAGTTGCACTAAGGCCAATTAACGTGATATTGCCAGTACCAAAAGCTAATGTTCTGACGTTGCTGTTGCTTGAGGCAAACAACCCCGTGGTCAGCGTAAAGTTGTTTAAATCTAACGTGCCGTTAGTCAGCGTAATAGTACGAGTAGACCCTAGCGTCAATGCTGATGCAAGTTGAAACGTGCCGCCTACACCATTAAAAGTGATAGACGCTGAAATACTAACTGCATTGGTGGTAATTGTATTTGTGCCAGATGTGGCAGCAAAAGTTATTGTTCCTGTAGCATTCCAAACAGTTGCAGCTACTAAAGACAACAAACCACTAATGGTAAGAGTTCCAGTGCTAGAAAAAGTTACTGTACCTGCTGAAACTGTAAAGTTTAGACAAGTTAGTGCGCCCGTCAAAGTAACGGTGTAAGTACTGGATTGATCAAAAATTACCGAATCAGACGCGGTGGGGACAGATGCACCGCTGGCTCCCCCAGAAGACGCAGACCAATTTGTTGTGGATGTGGTGTTCCATGTACCTGTTCCACCAACCCAATATCTATCTGCCATGCTTATTCCTTAATATAAGAAAGCAATTAAACATTAAAATAAATCATTCCAAGATGAGCCATTCCAACAGCGCAATTTAACTAAAACTGAGTCAAAATACACATCACCTTGTTCTGCGGTAGCTGGGGCTGCGGCTAATGGCACAAATTGAACCGCCCCTGTATGTTTTACCTTCATGCGTACTAAGCCAGCGTAGTTACCCATTGAAAATCCTGCATTGCCAGCACTAAATTCAATATTTGTAGGGCAGTCTGCGGAAGAATTAAAAGTACCTACAGCGCGACCAATAATAGCTGAGCTATAAAATACATCCGCACGGTCATATGAATCAATAACAGTAGAACCACCAAACTGAATAGTTCCTACTGGTTTATTAATCTCAATCTTTGCGTCAGTTCTATAGCTATCTAAAGCAATTCTTGAAGAAAATTGTGTGCTAGTACTATTGTCGTTTCTATTGCTAGTTATTCTAAAATAAGGCGAAGGTGCAGATCCAAGGTTATCTCTAATCCATACGGCACCATTGTCAGTTGAATCATTTGCAGAAATAACAATTTGTTGTGTTTCATCTTGTGGATCAATATCTCCCGATACAAAACCTAGCTTAAATTTTTGTTTGGTAAGAAAACCAAACATATCAGAAGCATTTATTTGTGCGCCTGTTCCTACGAATACAGCGCCATTGTTGTTTGAATTGTTTAACCCTATAACATTATTACCAAAACTAGAAATCCCACCTAAAGTAGATGCAACAGCAACAACATCGCCTTCACAAGCAATGACCCAATTATAACGAGAAGCGCCATTGATGTCAGAAACATCTTGATCGCTTGATTGAAAATGTAATCGATCTATTTTGCAATGAAAGAAAATATTATTATCAGTATTTTCAAGAGAAATATTAGCTGCGTTTGCGCCTAAATCTTCGGATGATGTAAAATAGCAATGTTCAAACAAATTGTAACAACTGTTACCTGAATTGCCGCCCACGCCAGTGCCTAACACCAATGCTTTTGAAGTATTAATTAAATTTTTGCAAGTTGTAAATACATTGTTAAAATAGTTTCTAAAACAATCATACGGGTTTGTCGATAAACTTCCCGCGGGTTTGGTTGACAAATAAATTTGAGCTGTTACAGCGCCATAAATAGTTATGTTTGTAAAAGTTGCCAACGACCAAGTAATCATTTGCAAACCATACTTGGCACTATTTTGACAATCTAACATTAAATCTGACAAACCACCCCGTTGTTTACAAGTGCTATCGTTTGGTGTTTCAAATAATATCATTGGGCTTACGGCATCTCCAGCCCAAACAATTCGTGTTGCTGCGGAATTTCTTAAAGATGCTATACCCGCTTTAAAGCCGCCGCCACCAGAACCTTGTAAAAATACATTGTCTTCATCAACTAAAATAGTTGATGTAATTCTATAATCGCCAGGAGGAAAATTAATAACACCCCCTTGTGTTGTTTTAATTTGCGTAATGGCATTTTGAATTGCCGCAGTATCATCTGCTACGCCATCGCCTACAGCACCAAAATCCAAAACACTGATAGATTCTTGAAGTTTTTGATGAACTGTGCGTCCAACAGAACCCGCCAAATTTCCGCTTGAATTAGATTGCCGAAACCCAACAAGCGCATCACCCAACGCAGGGTCAGATGTATTGGCCAAATTAGGCGTTAAATCGGTAATGCTTGGAATATTGTCATAAGTGGCAATTAAAACATTCGTGCTAGTGAATAAAAGAAATTTATATTCAATTCCATCAGTCAGCCAAATTTCACCCGTGGGAACACGCCCCGCAGAATTAAGAATAATTGGGTTGGTATGAGCTGTTACACCATTAGCACTTGTGTAAGTGGTTTGCGGCGTAGTTGTTCCAGCAGCATAAGAATACAATTTGCCACCCGACAAGATTACGCCGTTGTTGTCAAAAAATTGAGCGCCTGCGCCAGCAAGTGCAGAAAGATTTACAGTCATGCTAAAAACCTCAGTTTGTATAGAGTGCGTAGATAAATTTCAACAATGTTATCAATCAACTGTTGTAATGATGAATCAGTTTTATCACACACATCGTAACGAGCGCCTTCAATTTCAGCAAGTGAATCTTGCAAAAACTCAATAATGTTAGACGTTTTTTTTGCTGAATTCAAGGTAATGGGGCCAATCAAACCATATCGGCCTTGGTACGCTTCAGCAAAATCATCTGCCGCACCAACGATGCGTTCATAAAAAATATTGAGTGCTATGTGCTTGCTGTAGCTGCGAGTGTTCAAATGCACAGAATGTGCAACATCCCGTGCCAAAAACAGCAAGCCTAAAAATTCATTTGCTTTCATTGTGGTATCCCTTGTGGTGGTATTCCCATTTCTTCTTCGGGCATCATCTCCATAGGCTCTTCACGCATCTCAGGCATTTGGTTCATCATGTCTTGAGACTCCATCGCTGCAGCAACTACGCCCATAGCAATATCTTGAATTTGTTGCTCGGTCATGCCAGCTTGCACCGCAGCGATCCGTTTGGTTTCGGCTTCGTACATCTTAACTTCAGCTTCAAAATCTTTGCGTTGCTGTTCTTGCACCTCGATGGACTTGCCGACATTTTGAATCATTTGGTGCATCTGTTCCATCTCTTGGCCCATCGCTTGCATTTGCTGCTCGGCCATTTGCAACTCTGGTGACTTGTCACCATCAGCCATGAGCTTGGGATCAATGGTCTTGGCAAAACGTTTGGCCATCTCTTGGGCACCTGGCCAATCCATGTTCTTTACAAACAAATCTCCGGCCACTTGCCACAGTTGGGGATTACCCTGCAACAGTTGAGCCATTGCTTCCAACGCTTCTTGACGTTTGGTTGCGTAGCCTGGGCCAGTCGCCACCACCACGTCGTACTTGCCGACGCTTGGGTTGTAAATTTTGTCGATTACTATGTCGCCTTGCATAATCTTCTTGACGGCTTCAGGCTGGTCAGGGTTTAACTTGACCATATCAGTGTCACCGTCTATACCAATGATGCGAGCCACGCGCTGGGTGTCGTACACCTTGGGGATCAAGTCCACGAGCTGGCGCACAATGTGCCGCACACCACGGGCTAAGTTGTCGCCGTAGTGGTAAGTACCTACGTCGCCCTCGCGCTGACGCGCAAGAATAGCTCTGCCGCTGCGTTCATTGGAAGTCATGCCCAAAGATGCGTTGTATTGGCCAGTAGATGCCTTAATGTCCTCAGATGCGCCTGCTTTGGCCTGCAACAGCCCGCTGGAGGCCATTGGAGGCTGCGCCCTAGCTGGCAATGGCAGCACAGCGCCTTGGCCGTCTGTAACGTCTGGATTGACTTCCAAGTACGGCCAGTTGGTCGTGTTGGCAGTCTTCCATTGGTTCTCATAGCCTTCAAACTGGCCACCGTAACCAATAAACGGCGCTTTGGGTGCAAGGGCAAGCATCTCTGCCTCTTGGCTCACCCAGTAGTTGTACATACGCTGAGCATCCTTGGCGTTTCGCACCAAGCCCGACACGTACAAACGGCCATCAACCTCAAATTCATTGCCGACAATGCGTACTACAGGGATGTATTTCCCCGCCCACTCACGCTCTTCAAGAATTTCATAGCCGTTAATCTTGCAGTATTTAATCTTGACACGATCCGATTCACGAGATCTTTTAGGTTTGCCATAAATTGCTTTCAGTTGTTTATCTTCTAAAGTGCCTTCAAATGCGGTCACGTTCCCAGGGTACATATTAAGCGTTGCTCTGTCGTAATCTACATAGTAGTAGTCAGCAACGCGGATGGTGTCTTCCATAAGCCATTGGCTTAGATTTTGGTCACCCACACCCAGCGTTTGCAAGGTGGTAATGGGTGCGGAGTCGGGATACATCCGCTGGTATTCGTCTTTGGTGATGTCTTCAGTAATGAAGCACCACTTGGCATCTGCGCCAGTCGGGTCTTGGATGGTTGGGTCCATGTAGACGCTGAATGAATTGCGTACACGGCCAATCTTGATGTCTTGATCAAACGTGTTTTCGTCGCAGTATTCGGTCAGGATGCGGATGTAACCTTCGCCGTAGGAGACTTGGTTTTCGCAGGCCGTGTCGTAAGCGACATCGGCGTCTGATATGTACTCAATGTGTCTGACCATTCCATTGAAGATTTCTGCAACTTCAATGTCTGCATGGTCGTCGGCTGGAATAACTTTGCCACTTGGGCGGTTTTGCCTTTGGTCATTGGTCACCTGTCTTACGTGCTGGGGTAACTTATTGATCGTCAGACACGGTCTGGCGTTAATCGTTTGACCTTGCACCGCGCCACGGGTTGCCAACACATCTGCTGGCCATTGCCAACGATTGTCGGGCGAGCCAGCGTAGAACTTCAAGTCGTCAATTTCATCTTCACGCGACTCAGACAACGCACCAATGGCCATGTCCAAACGCGAGCGAGCAGTCGCTAAAATACTAGACGATGAGTCCTTGTCCTTGCCACCGTTGGCCACAGCACCGGCTGCGGCGATGCCTGTGTAATCTGCCATTATTTCTTCTTCGCAGTCTTAGCTGAATCTTTAAAATCTTTAGCCGTTGGCGCATTCTTGCTGCCAGGCTTGTTCATCTTCTCTTTAGAGCCAGCAGCAATACGAGCTTGCTTGGCGTGAATATTTGCGTAGAGTCCAGGTTTAGTAGCCATAATTAACACTTCCATCGTTTAAGAGCTGCTTTAGCGCGTTCGCCATCTTTGGCATTGGCCGCTACAGCGCCCATTCTTGCACAAAATGAATCCTTGCGGCCTTGGTCTGCCTTGGTCTTAGGGTTGGGTGCTGGCGCTTTAAGGTTAGAACCCGTCGCCGCATTGTACTTCTCACGGCCTTTGGCAGTCAAACCAGCCCCCTTGGACACTGGCAACTTCTCACCTCGACCTACTGACAGAGAAACACTCTTCTTTGCCATTTAACTCCCCATCCATCCAGTTGTAACTGCGCTTTGAGAAGATGCTCGCCTTATTGCAGGCTCCTTGTATTCTCTGTGCGCCACAGGAAAAGCAAAAGTTACTGCAAGTGCATCAGCTGCATCCGGTGAAGCTAAACCCCTTGCTCGCATCTCTTTTTTGCCTTCCAAAAATATAGTCCCAGAAGAATTTGGCTTCTTCGTTGGACCAGTGAAGTCAGCCTTCAATTGGCGATCTGACGGAATACTAGCAGATTTTAACCAATTTCGCATCTCATTCCACATTTCTGCTCGTTTATTTCCAAACGCCTGCGAGTGCTTGGCCTTGCCGCCAAAGTTAACACCCCGAACCTTGTAACGCTGCTCTGTAAGACGGTCAAGAATGCCATACCCCAAACCACCCTCATCAATCACAGTCAAGGCTGGCTTATATTCCTCAATCGCATCAATCACCCGTCCAACAATCTCCATCGTATCCTCGCCCTTGTACCGCTTGATGGCCACAATGTCGCGCCCCTGCCTCACCACAATAACCGTTGAATCTGCACCACCCCTTGCTGGGTCAACCCCCAAAACAATAGGCGCTGTCAAATCCTTATACCTCGGCCTCTTCATCGCATCATCCACAATCAAAGGGCTGATAAATTGATCCTCACCAGCAGATGGAAACTCGCCATACACCTCAACCTTAGCCTGGCTGCTGTCCTCACCATATTCAGCAATGATCTGCTCATACACCGATTTGTCAGTATCTTCAACCGTTCTAGCATCGACAATTTTTGACGTCCAAAAGTCCCGCTTGGCGTGAAAACACTCAAAAAAGTACCCCTCATTGCGCCGTGGGTTGGAAAATGCAAACCAGTACCTGTCCGGCGTGTTCTCAGTAAAGAATCCAGCGCCAACCTCCCAAATAGGATTAGGAATACCGCTAGATTCATCAAATATCAACATCATGCCGTCTTGATTGTGGACACCCGCGTAAGAATCGGGGTTCTCAGCACTCCACAATTTACCCTCACAAGCCCAGTACCGCGTGCCCTTACGCAAATCACGCTCAACCAACTCAGTCAACCACTGCGCTGGTACCAGTTTGGTAGCACTTATTTCCCACCAATGGCTATTGATGAGCATGGCCGCCCACTTGGTTAACTCAGCCCAAGTGACAGATCTCAATTGGTTCTCGCTGTTGGCAGACACCACAACAGAGCCGCCAATGCGGGTGGTTAGCATCCACAAAATAAGCCAACTCACTAGCGCAGACTTGCCAATACCGCGGCCAGAAGACACCGCCATGCGGATGGTGTCATAGTTGATCAAACCCTTTTGCCTCTTTATGTGCGCGGTTATATCGCGCAGCACTTCGCGTTGCCACTTTCTCGGCCCAGTAAACTTTTCTAACGGCGTGTTCTTTTGCCCCCAAGGGAAAGCAAAAAGCACAAAAGCCTCTGGGTCATCAGCAATGGCCGGTGACCAAAGTTCCACCATCAGCTTTTGCTCTTCTTCAGATTTGTATATTGTGGTTTGCATTTATTTCGTCCGGACAATCAACTGATTGACCGGAACGTCGTAGCTTTGATAGGGAAAAGTGGCTATGCGTTCTTGAGGCGTCATGTTCATGCGAGTTTGCACTGCTCTGGCTTCGGCTTCGCCGGCAAGACGCTGATACAAATCAAATTTTGCTTGTTCGCTGTGATAAGCAAGTAACGCTTTTTCATCTAATTCACGCGCCTCTTTTTCAAGTTTTAAACCTTTTTTGCGGGCGCCAGGCTTGACAATCTTTGTTGGATCAAGCGGGTCATTAGCGCTAGACATCCTAAACATTTCTTGTGCTTGTTCTCTTTTTTGTTTTGCAATTTCTTCAAGCGTCAAAATCATTGTTTGTGGATCACCACCCCCTGCAAAACCTTCTCTTTGCTGTACAGCGTGTTGAAGCTCATGCAACATTGTTGATCTATTTACAGCTCCATTTTCGCTAATAGGAACACCAATATTGTCCCTTTCGGTTTCGTAATATCCGCCCTTTCTGCCAGGCTTCAAAAAGACGCCAATATTTTTTGTGTCGGGATATGCCGCCGATAGTTCTGGGTGCAACAAAGCCTTTTGCCTGCGAACTACGGTTGAATTTCCTCTTTCTAAATCTGTTCTTTCACCCCAAGAATAAAGTTTGTGGCCAGGCATTGAATTAGCGTCACTAATCTCTTGCCTCAATTTGCCTTCTGACCCCCTAAATGTGCCAGTAGCTGCCCAGATTTCTTCAGGTTTTGCGCCAGCCTTTTCCATCTCTAACGCTTTATTTGCAGCAGCCTGATTCCATGTCTTAGAAGTAGGGCCAACAAAAATCTGGCTTTGCGTACCCTGTGCCATACCCTGCAACACCTCAGCTGGCATCCCACCACGCTCCATCATCTGAGGAATTACCCTCTCAGCGTAACGCTCACTAGCTCGGCCACCAGCTAATGCAGCTCTACGCGCTTGCCTTGCCGCCTCCAATGTCGCCATAGTCACAGGCTTTGCCGTAGGTGCTACCGCAATAACAGCTTCCAACACTTCTGGCCTGATGCGTGTAGTCCCGCCAAGTCCACCAGCTCCAGTTGTCAATGGCCAGCCATACGACAACAGATCCAATGTCTGACTGATTGCAGGAACGCTAAGAAACTGCGCCGCACCCTGCATCTGCTGTGTGCGCTCAGGCGAATAACTCTGCGCTAAAAAATCAGCTAGCGCACCCAAATACTGATTGCGCGGCACTGGGCCAATAGAGTCTTGGTAGGCCAACCGATTGGCTGGGCGCTGGGTGAGGGCGTTGTTGTAGATCGGCATAGGTAGATGTTAAATCATTTTTTTAAAAAAAATAAAAAATTGTGCGCGACACCGCCCGTTCCGGCGCCCTTTCCCGCCGGCCCTACCCCCCCCCGCCCGAAAAATTGGCAGGGTGGCCATGGGCGCCAGCTGGCACATCCGCAAAGTTATCCACAGGATTTTGACGCAATTGCGCCAAAGTTAAGCACACCGACCTGTGGATAACTGCAATCTGCCTGTTTATTGGGCATATTGCCCTTAGTTATCCACAGTCTGGTTAACATAATAGTCATTGTGTTAAACCGATTATGTAAGGTTCGTGTAAGAGAGTATATGAATCAATGACTTATGGCTATAAGTTATCCACACGTGACTTTGGCTCCACGTCTGTTACGTCATCCGACTTGGCCATACCGATTTGCACTCGAGCCTGCGCCTGTTCCAACGCCTGAATGACGCTGATCCGGTTGTCGCTAACGCTGACATCAAGCCGGTCGCCATATGTCCTTGGCTTGAGCTTGCTGGCCACCCATTTGCGAGCGTCAACTTGCAGGCGCTTTTGGTTCACCCATGCGCTGACTGCAACGCCTTCTAAGTGGTCAGGAATTGGCTGATCTGCCAGCTCAACAATCTCCTCTGCCAATCGGTCTGCTCGCTGCTCTACGGCCTTTTGATAGGCTTCTTTGAGCTTATCGTCGGCCTGCAGCATTCGCCAAGCGTGGACGTAACTTGGCATACCAGGCTCGCGTAACACGCCAGACAGGCTGGCGCCGCTGCTGATCTTCTCCAAGATGCCAGGCCAAATTTCTGCGGTGTATTCAATTGGTCGCCCCATTTTTCCCATTTTTTGCCCTTTTAGATAAAAACTATCGGCAACACGATGTCGATAGTCATACTCTCACGCGTAATTGTTTCAAAAGTTTCGCGGTCGTAAATCGCCGAACTTTGTCCCAATCCATTAATTCATGCCGCATTGTTGTTATTTTTGAACTTTTCTGCTTGTGCGGAATTGAACTTATATTCCATTTTGTCATTGTCGCTGAATGTCAGGTCGTTTTCAAAATCGTCAAAGCCTGTTGCACCGCCAGGCTTGAACTCTGAAGTTGGCTTGAAGCTAGTGAGCTGTGCTGTTGGCACAAGCGCCTTGATCTTGATGACTTCCTGCATCCGAGGATCAGCCAACAGCGCCTCTATCTCTTGCATCGACCAAATGTGGTGGTTTGCCAAGTCCTGTCGCTGAGTCTGTATTGCTACTGCCTCATTGACTGTTCGCACAATCACCATAGTCTGACCATTTTGCATTTGCCATTCGATCCGAGGAATGGCTGACGCTGGCTCGAGTCCCTCTTCGGTTGCCCACTGATCCAAAACGCTATATGCCCTGATCATTCCCGCCACGCTGGAATCAAACTTTGCCCGATCTTTTGACTCCATCGCTTGATGCAATCTGCTGTTTTGAATCCAGAATTTCTCTCTCAACTCACTGCTTACTAAAGTAGTCAGTCGATTTTCTCCCCATTTCCTATCGCTGGCGGCTTTAGCTGACTCCAACTCCACCAGTTTCGATTGAATGTAAATTGTCCAAGAATCTGCCTTTGGACTCGGCTGCTCCACCACTGGATGCTTGTTTGCTGTTCTCTTTGTCGCCATTTCTCTTTTCCCCTTTTTGGTGCAACTTGGTCACATACAGTGGTAACAAACCTCCGAGTCCTAGACTCTCGGTTTGTTACTTGTTACCTGTACGGAACAAACAAGTTACATTTGTTACCTGTTTGTTACCTGTTACCTGTTAATTTATACAGCATCAAAGTCTTCACTTTTACGCTGTAACCACACATATTGATCCCTGATATCACCCTCGCCTGACTTCTGTAAATCGTCCTTGGCACGTTTCCACGCCATCTTGAATGAGCTTTTATCTTCATCTGTACACCCCATTTTTGACCACAATTCCTGCCGCCACAGCTCCAATTTAATCGCATGGCGTTGTAAACCATCGATGTACTTTGGCGCTCCATGATCTTTAACCAATCTCTCCAAACACTGCATCGAAAGACGCTGATTCTTGCCACTTCCCGCGTTGCTTTTGCCTGCCTTTTTGGGTATCTCGTTGACGGCTGAGTCGCTGGCTTGCACCGCCAAGCTAACGATTGGATCACTCAATCCCAGCCCTGCTGGCCTGATCTCTACCTCCACCATCTCAAAGCCAAATCTAATCCCCTGCTCGCCATCTTTTTGTTTTGTAGTGGTTAGCACGCCTTTCATTTGCTCGTCAAACCTGAGCAGCTCCAGCTCTGTATCTACGGCGCCAAGTAAGCTGCTATGCCCGCGCAGTCCTTTGGCGGCATCCTTACCGCTATGGTGCAGCACCATCAACGCGCAGTTGAGGAATTCCTGCACCTTACCCATTGCCGTGATGAATGCGCCCATATCTTCGGAACTGTTCTCATTACCGCCGCCAAAGGCTCTAGCAAGGGTATCCACTATGGCGAGGCTAAATTCCATGCCTGTCTGCTCCACCAGCGTGACCACCGCCATCATGAGCGCGTTAAAGTCCTCGGCGCTGGATCTAAGGTTAAGCTGGTGCCTAACTATGTAAATTGGTGCGCCGTCCTCAGTCTGGTGGTGGATCTTGCAGGCTTTAATCCTTGCCCCGATACCGCCAAAGCCCTCACCGGCGAGGTATAAAACGGCTCCAGTCTGCTTTACTTCTTTCCCCATCCACGTTCTGCCTGTAGCAATCGCTTCAGCGATATCTAGCGCGATAAATGACTTAAATGATCCTGGCGGTCCATATAAAGCTGTGAAACTGCCTTGCGGTATGACACCCTCAATCAGCCACTCAACTGGCTCATCCTGTATCTCATCCCAAGATTCAATTTTGATCGTCTTAGCGGGCTTGGGTTTGTCTGCCTGCTTTGGCGGGTCAGGCGCAAACTCTTTGGCGATGTCCTCTACTTGTGGTGTCGACACATCAATTGGCGCATTAGGTTGAATCGCCTGCAATCTTTCGGGTATCTTTACATCATCTACGCTAGTGATCTTTGGCGCCGCCTTAACCAAAGCCGCCAGTTCTGCCCGCCCGCCGCCTGCCTCAATGAACTCAAATGCGTCATCGCCCTGCTCTTGCAGTCCGAGGTCAACCACCTTGAGTGCCTTGGCAATTGGCAGGATGGCCTCTGCTGCCTTGCGTGCATATGACCAACCACTCAGATCGTTGTCCGGCAGTATCACCACATTAGCGCCAGCAAAGTATTTGGTAATCGCTTCCGGCCAATGTCCTGCACCGCTGTGCGCTGTTGTGGCCACCACGCCGAGTGACATCAGCGCGTCTACTGCTTTCTCGCCCTCCCCCAAATAGATGATGCGCCCCGCGGTCTTCGCGTCCAGCAGCTCGGGGAGCTTGTATGGGACAATCCTTGCATCTCCCAGCGTAGGGTATCGTTTACCGTCACTATCAACTTTGTATAAACGATAGGTTTTTCCAATCTCGCCTATGCGAAGCCTATGCTTAACAAAGACTGTGACGCGGTCCTCGTCCTGGTACTGCCACTCCTGTTGGAATTCAACTTTGGGTAATGGCTTGATGTTGGCGAGTGGATCTGGCCGTTCTTCTAGCTCTGGAAGTAGCTGCATATCCCTGATCGTTTGGAATACCGATTCCTGAGTGCAGCCACCATGACAATGGAATAAGGGTTTTCCCTCATCATCAATGTGTACTGAGAGTGATGGATTCTTGTCTCCGTTGCCTTTGCCGTGTGATGGCACTGGGCATGACGCCACCCACTGCCCATTTGCTCTCTTTGCATTACCCAAGCTCTTGGCTATCTGTTCTGCTTGCATTTATATGCTGCCATTTTTTTAGAGGAAAAAAAACCGCTGGGGTTAACCAGCGGCACTTGACTAATGACAGTTAAAACATTTCGTCATCTTCAATGGCGGCAGCCATCGCTGTCTTTATAGGTGCAGTAGCAGGCGTTGGCTTTGGTGCAGGCATCGGCACAGGAGCTGGTGCAGGCATTGGCGCCACAGCTTGTGCGACATAGTCCTCATCGCTTTGCCCCATACCAGGAGGCTTATCAATCCACGAAACAATGGTGAAGTTGGGAATGCGCGTTGTGCCTTTGCCGATCTTCTCTAGCTTGCTGCCGGTGTACTCCAGCACAGGCAATTTGCCTGCATTCGCCGCGCGTTGTGCGGCGCACTCGGTGTACATCTTTTCCAATCCCATATTGGGACCTACACCACTAGATGACCACTCACAAGTACCGATCTCTTTATTGTAAAAGGTCACGATAAAGCCTCGCTTGTGGTCAGGTGTAGGCTGTGCGCCCTTGCGTCCCAACTCTGAGTCGGGTTGCCAGTCGCGGATGCCGACACCAAGTTGTAGCCATCCTGTTTGCACCGCATCGATGTCAAACACGATTTTCTTCAGTTGAATTTCAGCGCCGAGACTATTAGTCCAAGCATTTGCTTGTGGTGAAAAGCGGATGTAGTTACCATTGCCGCCGCCAGATGAGAGATTTAGCATTTGCGTTTTCGCTTTCAAAGTTACAGGGTTTGAATTATTGACTCAGACTGCGATCTCTCGCAAGGGTGAGTCCACTAGATACCTTGACCGTTAATTCGTCCAAGATAACTCTTTGTTCCTTTGGCAGCAGTTTCTCTGCCGTCGTAGGAGAAATTAGTTCAGTCTCAAAAATCTGAGAATCTGTAAGTCCTGCGTCAGTTAATGCCTGACGCGCTGTTGTTGAGTCAATCCATTTGCGGAATGCGCGTTTAGGTTGGAGCTGCCATCCTGGTAGCACCGCGCCACCCTCCATCTGCTTTGTGGCGTGATCTTTTACCGCCTCTATGAACTTCTCCACCATCGGTGCGCGATCCAATATGGCGCTGATCTGTGCAGGCGTTAAGGCCAACATGATTGCATTGATATCACTTTTTGACATGATAGTGATGTCAGGTTGCGCCGCCACAATGTCAAATTGTTCCTTTTGTGCCGAGCAAATGTGCTTTGCTGGACACCACTGGCAAGCTGACTCTGATGGCCTGTATGTGGGGTTGTCGCTAATGGCGTCATCTATGGCGGGCAATAGCACTTGTGTCTCCCACACACCAAGCTCATCAGCACTCATGCGGTGTATGCGCTTCTCGCCATGACGGGGCTGAATGATTTGGAACTCGACTTCTTTGGGCTTTTGGCTATGGTGCATCAACGCACCAAGCGCGTAAATCTTCATCTGCTCGCTGTCAGCGTCAACGTAGCCGCGGCCTGTTTTAAGGTCGGCAATGATAAGTTTGTCCTTAGATATGCCCACCACATCGGCAGTGCCTTGTAGCGAGAACTGTGGCGTTTGGTAGAGCTTGAAGAGCTGCTCCACCTTAACGTGGCCAAGCTCATCTTGAATCGCCCATATCGCCTGCAAATGTTCCAAGGCAAAGGCGCAATTCTCTTCAGTCATGGTGATGCCCTCCACCACTTGACCAACAAACTTCATGGGGTCGGTACCAAGCTGAAAGCAAGTCTCGGCCAGCGCGTGGATGGCTGTGCCGATCTTTGCCGCTTCGCCACTTTCCTGATATGGGACAAGCGTTGACAGTCTTGCGCTGGCAGGGCAGGCGATCCAGCGTGATGCTGATGATGGCCTGAGTTTCAAAGGTTGGTTTTTCATTTTTCTATTTGGTTGTTGATAAGTAGTGAGTAAGCAATTTGGCGCACCTCATTGCTTACTGAGAATCCCAAGTCCTCGGGATGCACCAAGCGTTTAAGGAATTCGGTGTTTGCTTTGTTAATTTGGCGCTGATACTCAAGCTGCGAGCCAAGCCAAACAATGTGTTCTCTAAATGTGTTTCGTTCTTTGTCATCCATGCCTTAACCCCCAACAAGCAATGAGAGCCGCATCTGCTCGGCCATCATCTTTCTTACGTTTGAAGTAATCCACGTTCCATGGAAACAGCTCCATAGCACGCGCTCTTGCGCCGTCCTTGCCACCAGTCACGCCCATCGCCTTTTGCCATGTCTGTGGCGTGATCAGAGTGGACTTTATGGACCTTGCGGCAATTACGCCCTCAATCGCACCAAGGCTGCGCCCAAAGCTGAAGACGCTGGTGACGCCCTGGCCACTCATTGCAAAGACCTTTTCGATGTACGCCTCATCGGGCTTAAAGTTGTCAAGGATCTCAATTAACTCGGGGATGCTGATCTGCCGCTTGGCTTTGCCATTGCGATCCAAAGTGACTGTGGGCATATCAAAAATGCCAGTAAGAGTCTCGCCCTGCATCATGGCAATGGCACCGTTCAGCCCTACGTCAATGCCAATTATTCGGCGCGGTTTGAAGTTGGTGGTCATCATTTGACAGCATCCTCCATGGCCTTGTTAAGCACTGTGAGGCGAGCTGACACCAATGCGTCAGCAGCTTGGTCTAAACGCATTACACTTCCATACAGGGGTTCTGTCGTTCCCGACATCCAGCGGGATACTTGCGCCTGGTCGATCTC